ACACGACGCCCCTCTTTTTCATCGCCTCCTTGCTCTCAACTTGGATCTTACCGGCCGACGTAAAGTGATAGCGAGGCGCAGCAAGCTCCGCATAAAGCGCATCGTCACGCGGCAACCGGACGTCCATACCCTCAAGCCACGCCTTACACCTAAACCAGATCTCAGCGCGAAGGTTTAAATACGTGTCCTTCGACATAGCACGCTCCGACACGTTTAAACCACGCGCAGGTAAACCTACCTCGCGCAGTCGATCTAACACGCCGGCGCCGAACCCGTTGCTATCCACAATGATCTCTGTCGGCCGTTTAGACGGCGGCAAAATATCGTACTCCGCCTTAACAGCTCCAGAGAGCTGCATTAAATCAAGGTTGCGCCACACAGTGAGCGGATGGATCACCGGACCCTGACGCTTGCATAGCACGCTGCTATCGTTGCCCTGCCGTGCGACGTCCAACCCCCAGACGTATGCAGCATCCTCATGCACCTTAATATCGTTTGCCATCGCGTGCTCAATCAGAGCCACCGGTATCACGGTATCCTCTTCGGACGGAGGGAAGTTGCCAAGCACACGCACATGGTACGCAGGACTATCCTCGCCGTAGCGCCGTTTCATGTCGTCGATGTAGTCGTCCGATACCCGAGGCGAGCTAACGCAGGAAACATGCATCGTATGCCAGTCGTCGCGCAGCCGGTTATGTGTGTCGTAAAAAAAGCCAGTGTTTCGCGTTGGGTTGCCCGTAAGCACCGTCGTCGCATTATGCCCAGACATCGATCCACTGGCGGCCTCAAAAACGGCATTTGGCACGCCGCTCGCCTCGTCGGCGATCAATAGCACGTCTGAACTATGCACACCGGCAAGCGCCTCCGGCTGCTCAGCTCTAGACGTGCGAACCGATATAAACGCGCTCTCAGGGCTTTTCTTTAGCTCGATACGATCAGACTTAACTTCGAGCAGCTTATCAAAAGGCGGCTTGAGCCTCTTGGCTACGTTTTTCATTTCTGCAAAGCAGGCGTCAAAGAGCTGCGCCGAGGTAGGCGCAGTAACCACGGTTTTACTCGGCACGCGCATTAAAACGTGCCACACGGCAGCCATCGCCACGGCAGTTGATTTACCAACACCGTGTCCAGATCGGACAGTTATACGCCTGCGCTCCGGATCAGCTACCGACATAAGCAGCTCACTTTGCCATGCGTCAGGCTTAATGCCAATGACCTCGGTGGCAAAGGCTACAGGGTCGCTTTGATAGCGTCGCATGAGCTGTAAGAAGGGATTGCTAGTCGGCTTATTCATGTAGGTGCTCCATTACTTTAAAAATTTTTTTTCGGGGGTGCGTAAAGGGGTCGGTTGCATTTGCACCGGCCGCCGTAGAATCAAGGGGGGGTCTAAACAAAATCGTGCTGCGTTGCGGCATGTCTAATTTCCGTTTTGTTAACATAATATATATTATGCGAATAGGAAACGTAGCAAAATCAATGACTTAGCACGTTTCTGCGGCGCGGCGATAATCTTTTTGTTAACATTATTGACTTTTACGCTGCAACGCAGTATTCGCGCGCGCGCCTGCGCGTCGGTTTCCCGATGCGCGGAATCACCGTTCAGCTTCGCCAACGTCATTTACCTCTCCCTCAATTACTTCGCCGCTAACTTCGCGTAATAATGCGGCAGCTTCTGCATGCAAATCACCAACGCTAATGTTTACCGCTACCTCTTTATGTCGCGTATCATATTGCGGATTTAACTTTGCAGCCATCCACTTATCAGTATCAACTTGCAACCTTGCAGAGTGAATAGAGTTATCTTCCGTATGCACGCTTACCGCCGTGTTAACAGCTCTTGACGCAAAGAAGTGAGCTGACTGCTCTTGCGCTTCTGCATAACGTTGGCGACGACCTTCCGCCATGTCTAGCCACCTCGACCACAACTTATAACCAATACCAATGTCTTTGAGTAATTCAGTTAACGTCGTACCAGTTGCTAACCGATTAAATAGCTCATCTTCTCCTATCTTAGTCACATTGGCTAACTTAACATCCGCAACCTTACCCATTTACTTCTCCTCGATTTTAGCACGGTCACTGACAAATGCAGTAACGGCTTTCATAACATACGGCAGATCTTTAGCCGGTATTGTTGCCACTAGCTTACCATCGACCCACACCCTTAGTCCATCGTCATACACTGACCAGTTTACCACGGTATCTCGTCCTCCATAATTGGTATCGTATTTCCCTTATCGAAAATATGTGTAATCTTTGCCTTCGGGAAAGACGAGAATGCATCATTCAGAAACGTGTCAGTAAACTCTTGCCGTACGATCCTAGCTGCATCTTCAAAGCTATACACGATCCAATCAGGATACTTTACCCGTAGCTCAGCTACACCTTCCATCGCAAAGCAAACGACCTTATCGCTATCATCCATTGTCACGGCATAAGCATGTGCTGGCAATGGCTCATGCCCTGCATCAAGCGCAGACTGCTCTAGCTTGTCCCATGCTTTCAGTAGCTGCCCTGCTACTTCGTGTGTCGCTACAATATTTTCCTCGGCTACAAACTTCTCCAGAGCCTCGTATGCAGCTCTGAATCGTCCGGCAAGCTCTGGCGCTACTAACGACGGTAAACTATCTCCCCACCTACGCTCCATTTCTCGAGCCTTACGGTCTAACGGCTCTAGCTGTCCCCACAATCCTGCGGAGATAGGTTTACTCTGATCGCCATGTGTAGGATCAAACGACTTCCTATCTTTTATCTTATTTGCGCTTATTCTTCTTTTGGCAGCCATGAAGCTAAGTCTCCTCTTTTCCGCAGTTAAATCTAATACGTCCGAACTTACCGCCGCAGTTACGTATATATACGTAACAACTGCGGCGGAAGGTTTTTGACGTTATTTTCCGCACTTCTCGCAGTCTTCCGCACTTCAACTGCGGTAACTGCGGTAACATCAAAACGCCCCTCAATGCACCGTCTCACTGCCATCTACGGATAGCTTAAGCATACGCTGCAAGTCGGCCATGTTTCGATTGGCATCGTGCGCCACATCCACCATTGCGTCGAACAGGAGCACATACTGTGTAATTGGCAACGGAGCTATCGGCTGATGCTCTTTGAGCCACACGATGCTTGCCTCACTGGTTGTGTCGTCCCATACTATCTCGGCAAGCTTTTTCTTACTCTTTGGCTTTGTCATTGGCTTTCCCTTCCTGTAGCAACATAAATTGCTTTATACGCCACGCTACAACCTCGAGCTCTTCGGCCATGTGCTCAGTAATGATACCACTAAACAATGGCCTGCGATCTCTTGCTGTAAGCGCCTCTCCGGCTATTAATGCAAATGTGTGATCTTTTTTAGATAATTCAAACGTCATGTGAGCAACCTCGTAGTGCTCACGCTCCGTGTCTGGGTGGCGCCGTTTAGCTTTTACAGTGTGCGTGCTCATATCAGCAGCCCTTGTGTCTCGGATATTTGCCCTACGTCGTAATTTTTATTATCACCTTTCGGATATTCGCAAATATTATATCGAAGATCGTACACCCGATTTTTTATCTGCCTTTTGTTACCACATATGTAGATGTATCGGTGCTTTCTTGGCCGCTCCGTTTTGTAAAGCTTATCGCCATATTTCTTTTGTAAGGCTTCCTTTTTATTTAAGTCTGGGTTCTTATCGTACCTCCCGACGCTATCCTCGATGGTAGCATGATGTAAGTGCTCAAGCCCTTTAACTGCATAATCTGTGAACTTGCTACTCAACCCCGTGTAGATCCAGTTTGACGCCTGATAAATATAGCCATGATGGTCGGCGCTCGTATCAGCAAAGCTAATAATTACTTTAGGTTTCGGCAGTTGCCTTAAACATTTTGCAATAAAAAACGATGCTAGGTTTTTTGTATTCTCCACTAAGAACAATCTGTTAAGCTCTATTATCTCTTCTTGATACTTGCCGTTAAAAATACCGTAGCAAAGAGTTTGTGATGGAGGCAGCCCAAAAGTACACGCCCCCATAAGCTGCTTTTGTTTGTACAGACCAAACGCATATTTAATATTTGGCAGCCTTTTCAAGTAATGGTTTCTCTTTAAAACCGTATAGACCGTTGACTTAGGAACTAGCACGACACTGTAATCTGAAAAATGCGTGCTCACAGCCCTGCCTCCTCACGGCTAATCCACTCCCCAACGATAACTACAGGAACCTCGCGCCCATCGCGCTTACTGAGCCACGTGGAATGCCGTAGCACGTCAGTTTCTAGCCATTTCTTCGCTATTGCCCGAGCCTTCGCCTTTTCATGTTTCTTATCTAAGTCTAGCTTAAGCACTTTTGCAACGGCTATGCCAATCCAGTTTTTTGCTCTAACATCTGACCGATACGGCTCATCTGCCTGCTCGGCCTCACCGACGGCACGCTGTACTGCTAATGCATCTTTCGGCCCTACGCCATCAAATAGGTCTGGCATAGCATATGATGTTGCTACACCTACATACTCGCCATTTGGCAGCTCGACACCAACCATCCGGCGATACACGGCATGTGCGGCAGGCGGAGCTAGGTTTGACTTACCGTCGTCAACGCGGAAGATGCCAAGGCTTTCTTGCTCACTAACGCCAAGCTTCAGCGCGTCTTCTTGACTAATCTTGTTAATGACCCTAGCAGCTCTTGCTGCACCAATGAGCGAGCCAGCGCCTCGGACGCTGTCTACAGTAGCCTCGTCGCCATTGCTCTTACGTATGTGATGTACCAACCCGATACTACAGTCAGTTGCATCGCAGACACGCCGCACGGCTGCCACGGCTGCGTTCATTGCCACATTATCATTTTCGTTAATCTGGTTGGCGCCAACCCACGGGTCGATAAATGCGACACCAATTTTATGCTGCTCAATTTTTTCTATCATGTAGTTAACAAGATCATCGTGCACCTGTATGCCTTCCCTTCCTTGGCTCGCAAACATAATCTGCATGTCACGGCCTGCGTCAAGAAATAACCTACCTTCAACGTCTTCTGGTGAGATGTTAAAGTGCAGCATTGCCGCGACTAGTCTACGCTGCATCTCCTCTAGCGGATCTTCGAGGTTAACAACCCAGACGTTACACTGCTCTCTCACTTGCTCACCTAATAGTGGTTTGCCAGTGGCTATGGCCAGTGCCTCAACAATTTGCATTGACGTCTTACCGACACCTCCAGCGGAAGCTAATACGCTGACGTTGGATCTAATGTAGTGGTTACCATAGATCCAACGCCGCGCAGGGATCAACGCAGGGTCGATCCAGTGAAAAGGCGTAGGCCACTGCCTCTCGGCCTCTAATGCCTCTTGCACAATTTGTTCTACTGGCTTAGCAGTTGCAAGTGCTTCTCGCAACTTGGTTTCTCCTACTTCACGTAAGTAGTCGTTAGCATCTTTGACGTTATCGACCCCGAGCTGCGAGAAGCGCACGACGTACACACTAGTAGATCCATCGCCGCGTAGCACGTCAGCTACTGCATCAACATTTAAATCTGGATCAGCGCATATCGTGACGTCTGAGGCGCGTGGCACGTTGTAGGTAGACATGCCTGCCTTACCAAACGTACATACGACTGTAGCCTCGTCTCCGACGGCCTGACGCACGCTTAATGCATCCTCTGGCCCTTCGGTTAATATAATCGGCCCTGTCGTCCCAATACTCATTACATTACCTGCTATAACGCCTCGACTGTACTTGCTGATACCATTGTGCTCGCGCTTTCGACCTTCTGGAGTAAGTAATACACTTTGTATGCCCTCAATCTCTCCCGACGCACTGAGTGCCGGAAAGACTATTGCAGGCCCGTCATACACATTAGGGCTAAACCGCGCTATGTTCGACGCTGTACTAGCTCTAAGGCCACGATGATTAAGATAAAGTAATGCCGGCCTTACTGCGTCGGCGTTCTCTCGGGTAATTGGCACGCTACGCTCCCAAGTCTGCCGCGCCTTATCGATCTTATCGATGCGCGTCTCATCGTCTCTCGCTAATAAATCAGACGCTGCAAGCTTGCTAATTAACCGCTCGAAGTCGCTTGCCGTATATGGCACGGCGTCAGAGTTTTCTAATTTTTTTGGATTTTCGCCGCCGCGTTTAAAGCCTGATCCAATGGTAGCTTTAATCTCTGGCTCATTTAATCCAATTTGTTTTGCCGCGCCGTGTAAATCGACGATGGCCTTGTCTAACAGCGCAGGCGCTAAGTGCGCGTGCCTGCCAATGGTGAAAGCAGCCTTGTTAAGCACTTCGTTACGCCCTCCACGTAACGCATGTACTACGTCGCCTACGACGCTCTCACGCACTTTCTCAAAATATGATTCGCTCATTTGTTATACCTCTGATTAGTGCGACGCCCCAGACCTGACTCATAGGGCGTCGCGTCTCCCTAGAATCCGAAATCTGTTTCTTCATCTTTGGAAGTTTTCGGCGGATTACTTGGAGCAATTTCCGCCTCCACCGGTGGCGTACCATCACTGACGACCTCCTCCGGTGTAGCTTCTGGCTTGTCTATCCACTTACGAATATTAAAGCCTATGTCGTACGACGTGCCTTTGCCGATAACGATTGGCGTTGAACTGAGCACTTGCACAATTGGTATCTTGCCTGCGGCGAACTCTTTAGCCGTCTCAGCTTCATTGTACAGCTTTGCAACAAATTGGCCAAGGCCATATGAATTGCCGCTCATGGTTGCCTCACGGCCGTCTGACAGCCAACAGTCTACTTCAAAGCCTTGCTTATGGCTGTCGCTAACCTTTGGCGTTGATTGTGACGGGCTTGGCCACGGTTGCCAGTCTCGCACGCCGACATCTATGTGAAGCCACCCAAAGGTCACGTTTTTGATGTCAATCGCAAAGCCGGTTTCCATATTAATTGGCTCGTCGCCGCCTTCCGTTTTCACCCACCACTTGTTTTGCGGTAGGTTTGATCTGATGTAGTTTGATGTCGCGGTAGTTTCCGCAGATCCAAATGTAATTGGCATAGTTGTCTCCTTGACTAGTTTGCCGAAAATTTAAAAGCATATGGCGGTATTTGCAGTGTTTGCAGGCTACCGTAGCCGTAGTCCCATATGCCGGTTTCTTGCGCTGTAGCATATTGCTCTAGCGCATACTTGACCGCCGCCTTGCCCTCGTCGAGCGTGCGCCAATCGAGTTCGTAAACTCCCACTGCGTAGGGAGCTTCCTTGCCTACCGCAATAAAGATAAAGCGATCTATCTCGATACCATTTAAAGTTAAGACCCGACGATAAAACGCATCTTGTATGTGATAGCCAAAGTTAGCCACTTGACGGGCAAAGCCCTCGGGGCTCGGATCAATAGTTGTCTTGATGTCTACGACGGCAGCTATGTCTTTGCGCCACCCGTCTGGCCGTGCTCGTAAATCTACATTGTAAATACTGTCGTGAGCAAACATACTAGCCTCCACAACCAAGTCGCCCGACAGATATTCTGCGGCAGCCGCGTTGCTTAAAACGGCATCTGCCATTTTGCTTGCTTGCTCATAATCAGATTCTGTTAAGAGCACGGCTCCTTGTGCCTCTGCATCTTCTTTAAGCTGCGTCCACTCTTTACCGCGACGTGCGGCAGGGCCACACCATACGTTTTTCTTCATGTGCGGCTCGAGCACTAGTGTATGTACGGATGTGCCAAGATCGAAAGCCGGACTATGTTTTTGCTCGCCGTATTTAAAATGTGCTAATGATTTCATGGCTATTGTTTTCGCGCCAGACGCGCTGAGTGCTTCGCTCTCGTGATACTCGGCGTTTGGCATTGTATATTTAATGGTCATCGCGTTACCTCTGGCCATACCGTAGAAATAAAGTCTTCTTCATTCGGCACGCAGATATATTCTTTTTGACCGTTGTCAAAAGTAACCAAGTATAACTGATAATAAACATCCTTTTTTACATATGAAACGTCGCTATTTCTTTCTTGCATTTTAGGCATCCACAATATTGTGGTAATTTTATTTGCATTAAAAGACAGATGATTTGGCCCAACCTCATACGTTCCGCTTTGGTCTCCATAAAAATCTTTTTTGATTGCAGTTTTATAAATATGTCTAATCATGGTCTTCCTCGTCCATAATACGCAATAAGCAGCGCCTCGGCACGGTGCTCGTCTTTTTTCTTTGTTAATGATGATGCCAAGTTAGGAAACCATTGCTGAGCTAGACGTCTTGCTGCGTCCTTATCCCGTTGCAACCCGAGAGATTTTTTCCATATTGACGGTGATATAATAGTGTACGGTGCACGACTTAATGCTGCCGTCGTGACGATCTGGCCAAAGCCATAACCGATTTTAAATGTGGAGCTGACACCTTGCCTTGGCATTGCCTGTTGGCGCTCGATAAAAATGTGCTCAACATCTGCGCTGGTGATGATGTCTAGCAGTGCAACAACGTCAACGCCGCCTTCGCTATAAACTGGTAGGTCGTGCACCTCTGCCCAGTCGTCTCCGACAAGAGCGACGCCGCCGTGACGGTAGCCGCAATCAATCCCTAATATCACTGTTGAACTCATAGCCCTTGTCCTTCAAGTAGTTGATGATTAGCTTCTCGATAATCACAGACTGACTATATCGTGTGTTCTCACAGTCCTTCGCAAATTTGTCGTAAACTTCTTTACGAATACGTGGGCCTATCTGTTTCAGTTCCATATGTTAACTCCATTTTTTCTAACTGTTAACTTGGTGTTAAAATAAAAGCAAGTCTCGATTAGTCAAAGCTATTTAAACTTCCCTCACCCACGCGCCGTTAATACCTGAGAAACGGATGCTCTTGTCTATTTGTTTGGCTAACTTCTTAGCTTCTTTTTCGCTTTCAGCCTCTACCTCTGCAAGTACAACAACTTTTCTTTTAGCATAATCGCCATAACCATATTCGGCAGTGTTGGGCGTTGGTTCGTATCGCTCTTCGACTATTTGATAAGTATTCATTTTTTCCTCCAAAGAATGTGGGGGCTGTTGCCCCCGTTTTTAATGAAAAGTTTTACCGCTAAATATTTCCCATGAATATAATTGACGTCTTCCGCCATCTGCACATAGGCAAAAACCATTTTCTAAACTGTCCCATTTGATAGCTAAAATATTATGTTTTTTGCTTCTAATTTCTGGGCGATCTAACTCTTGAGCTAATTTGCGGCCACGCACTTCTGCACCATTTAAGTCTGCTACAAACTCTCTAATCATTTTTTCTTGTTTAAAAGTTATTGCCATTTGATCCTCCTTGATTCGTTATACATATAAGTTAACAAAATGTTAACACATATACAAGCCCTTAATTATATGTTAAAAGAAGAAAAAAGCAGGAAGGATTTATTATGAGTAAACGTACTACTGCGGCCGCGCATGAACGTATGGATGACATGCAGGTCGAGGTTGCAGAAATTAAAACTGAGATCCGCATACAGTTTAAGGATTTGTACAATAAGATAAAGCGTCTTGAAGCAATAATGATCGCCTTAACCGGCGCTAGTTTATTGCTGCTACTGAACATCACGTTTTTAGGAGGCTAAAATCGATCCGGTAAGTATTACTTTAATGGCCACTGGGGCATACAAAGCGTTACGCGCTGGTTTAGATACAGCTAAAGATCTTTCCGATATGGGGCAGTCGTTGGCTAACTGGGGCAAAGCTTGCTCAGATCTAAATCATTTAGAAGAACGTCAAAAAAACCCACCATTTTGGGAAAAAACTTTCAAGGGGTCTGATGAGGAGAGAGCTATCTTAATTTGGTCAGAACGTGAAAAATTAAATAGGATGAGAAGCGAATTAAAGGACTACATATCTTGGAATTTTGGCCCGAAAAAATGGGATGAGGTCCTCGCCATAGAGGCGCAAATGAGAAAACAACGCAAAGAAGAAATTTATAGAAAACAAGCGCGAATAGATGCACTTATAAATTTTCTTATTGGTTCTATATTATTCGCTATCGGTGCAAGTGTTCTTGTTTTTGTTTTTTACATTTGGGGCTCTAGGCAAGGGCGTTGGTAGATGTGGGTTTTACTTTGGTTACAATTACTCAGTGGGACTTTTGATCATTACCACATATCGAGCCATAGCTCCGAGGAGGCTTGTAAAGCTGCGCTAAAGGCCGCTAAAGTTTTAGTGACTAATACTAGCAGCAAGGTGGTTTGCATCAAGATAGTTCGGTGATATTAAGAGAATGGCGCAATAAATACATACTATATACCAAAACGGGAAAAGTTGTTATAATTACAAGTGATAAACGAATTATTAATGCATATTTAAGGAAGTATAATGGTTCAACTAACAGCTAGTTATATTGACGAGTTAAAGATATTACCAAGACTAGCATTTCTTTGCCAGATAGTTTTAACTTGGAAGGTGTGCATGTGGTACATGACTTTGCCCGATCCAAGTGTAGCTCAGAGCTCATTTGTGTCTATAGTAACTGCAATGCTTTCAGCATCGTTTGCACTGTGGTTAGGCAAAGAAGCTAAAACAGAT